CTTTGTTGGCTTTTCGTTCTGGGTTAACAATTTGATCTGCACACCTGTATTCTTCCAAATGGTTTTTGCACAACCATTGCTCTAATCTTTGTTTATACATGTTGGCTTTCATTCTTTGGTTATTTGCAATAAAATCAACATCAACTTTTTCAATAGGCGTTCCGTTAGATGGTGTAAATTTAAATATTCCAGAGTTATTAATCGAAAAAGCACCTACTAAAATGTATTCTAATGCAGATCTATGTATTAAGAAAGGCTTTATATATTTTCTATATAAAGTCTCGTACGAACCCGTCAATTGATCCTGTTTATAATCTAATTTTATCTTTTCGTAAAGTAGAGTACCTAATATTTCCTCAACTTGTGATATTTGTGCATCTTGAATACAGAAACGATATTTATCTACATCAATATTACCTCCTAACGGGGTGTTAGTGGTAATATCATTATCCGAAAGTAAAAGTATTTCGTCCATTATTTTTTAGGCGTTAGAAAGCCGTTATTAGGCATATCATTTGGATATTTCGCAACCTTGGGATCATTCTTCTCAATCCTAGCCTCTTTCCTTAAAGCTGGTTCTAATTCGTTTAACATTTCTTGCGCTTTGGCAGCTGTTATATTTTTGTCATTAGCTTTAATGTAAATTTTACGCATCCAGAAATGTTTACATCTAGCACCACCCTTGTATAGCCAAATATTATAAGTATTAGACCCTTTAGGACCGAACCCCGCATTAACCGCTTTTTTTCCTGCAGCGTCAATATCCTCTTTCCGATAAACAAGACCCGCACCCATCATTTTAACGCAAAATGCACGTTGTGGGTTCTGACTACCCGAATACTCATACCTTACTTTAAATAGGCTCGTATCTTGCACACTTTCACGCTCTGGAAAGTTGCTAGGTACATATGCAAGTTGTAAAGTCATTTCCAATAATTCCGGTTCGCCCTCGATCGCCTTTTCGTCTACTAACTCCCATTCTGAAGCCTCTATTTTTTCGCCAACTGCTATTAATTCATTTGCAACAAAATCATCTAACTCTTTTTCGCCTTCATCGTCTTTTCCTTCATCCGTTTGAGCCGCTAATGTAGTCGCTTGTGCTGCTGGTTTTCTTAACGGTATAAAATCAAGGTCAATTGTCATTCCTTCACTTGCGAAAATTTCCATTAATCCATCAAGAATAACCTCTTTACGTGGTTGGATCACATTTATCATTAATTCATTAAATGCGCTCTCCATTTCTTGCGCATTATTACCCAAACCTGTACTATCCTTAATACCGAAAAGAATCGGGGACACTACACAATGAGAAATCAATAATTTTTGGGTTGCCTCTGATGAAAGAAACTCGTATTGCTTATGCGCATCCGATACTTGTAAAGCTTCAATTGTACATGCTTTTTCTTTACTATCATTCCAGGCTAAAATGAATTTCCCAGCGTTAGAACTCCCAGACAAACGTTCCGTTATTTCATCCCTTATTTTTTTCTTTGTTTTTTCGTCTGGCGGCTCTCCGTTATTGAAATTTAAGATATAACCGAAAGATAAACCATTTTTAATATGGTTCACACAATAATTTGCAATTTCCTCTTCCAATTCTGCATATGGTAATCCTGCTAAATAGGCTGGATCTGCATAGTATATTTTACCGACCTGATAATCCTGAAATACGTATATTTTTGAACCTGTTTTAGAATCTGAAAACCCAAAAGCTGGTATCTCAATAGCTGGATATTTATTTGTGTTACTAAAATCCCTTGAATACCAATAAGATGTTATTTCGCCTTCATCGTTTACTTTTGACGGTGCGATCATGTTCCTTTCAACATGTACCGTTTGAAATAACTTTCCGTTTTTATATTTTAGCTCTAATACACCCGATTCGAACACTGAATAATCTTTAATCAATGCTTTCAATGTCTTTTTAGGGAGCATTCTTAAAATTAAAGCAAATTGATACGCTTTAATTGATTGCTGCTTCGAGTATAAGCCTTTCCCATAAATGAATTTAGCGTAACTGTCAATAATTGCCCTATTAGTAGGAGATCCATTATAACGAGCAATTAGATACTTGAAAAATGAGTTTTTAGGTCCGTTCAAAACATAAGATTGCCCTGCACTCTCCTTTATCTCCGGTCGTACGTAATTCGATAGTGCTAGTACTTCTATACTCATTTATTTTGTCAATTTATAGTTTTGCAAATCAACTTCATCGGTTGCGTAAGCTTTGCCACGGTAAAGCAATTCATTCATAACGGTATTTACTGTTATTTCGTAAGAACCACCCTCTTTAAATACGTATTCAAACTCTGCCAATAGATATCCGTTTACTTCAACGCATGAAACCGTTATACTTACTACATTCCCTGTAAGTTCGTGACGTATCATCAAAATAGCAGCCGCAACATATACACGGGGTATAATGCGTAATGTATGCGTTAAATCTGATGGTTTAAACACTTTCATATATATATAACGTAAAAGTTTTTTTTTGGTATAAATAAAAAACCCAACTCTCTGTTTTATCAGGGTTGGGTTTTACATAATTAAATCAATCTACAATCTCTAACTACATGAGATTACAAATGTAAATAAAAAAGCCTTTACAATTGCAAAGGCTTTTAAATATTTATTTTTTTCCTTAAGGTGTAATCACCACATCAGAAACCAACGCATTTAAAGCCGTTTTAGCTGCAGATGTAAGCAAAGGACTGTAACGACTATCCATACTCGCAAGAGCAAGCGTATACCCGCTCAAATCGCCTCCTGCACCTCCGGTAGCTTTCGTACTGGTTGTTCCATACACACCCGAATCAATACCCAAAACGTTTACGTTTCCGTTGTAATCCCAAACAAAAGCAATTGCACGACCATGTAACAAAGCTTTCAACTGTACCTGTGTTGGCGCATTTATTTTTGTAAGGGTTACAGCTAAAGCACCCGCATACTCCGTTGTTCCGTTATCCTGGCTAGTTGTTGCCGTTTCGGTCAATGTGTTTGTAGTTGCTTTTACCTCGTACCTAAATACCTCCGTTATAGCTGCTGGTATGGTTGCAATTTCTTCTGCAGTACTCACAAAACCGTATTCGGCAAACGGCACAAAATCAATATATTTAATTCCACCCCTTTGATCGTTGCAGGGTAATTTTCTTCCCGATGTAACTTCTTCACAAGCCATATAATTAGTTATTTAGGGGGCGTTAAACCCCCGTTATTATTTATGCTACGTAAAGCACGTTATACCTTTGATTTGCAATGTGCGTTTGTAAAGTCATTACAACTTTAATAAACCACATATCGCTAGCGGCCTCAACTTTCTCAATCTGCACTTTGTTCATGTCAGACAGCAAATCTGTATTCCAAACCAAATGCTCTTTTGGTGCTGCTATCATTACATTTTCTGGAAGTGGTACGAATTTAATTTCAATACCATTGAAGTAATAAGTTTGCGTGGCTTCTGTAACGCTAAAAGCATCTTTAAAGTTAGAAGTGTTATTGTTAGCAATGTTAATCATTTGCATGTGGCTATAGGGTGCGTAAATGTACACTGTACGTTTTTTCCCTTTAAGCAATACCGCTGGAATAGCAGCGTACAATTTGTCGTATTCTGCTTTGATGTTAGAAGAGGTAATTGTCGTACCAACTACTTTTATTCTAGCACCTACACCAGCTGTTTGAGCCTGATTTGAACTATTGTAAATCATTCTTTGCACTATACCATCCCATTGCGCACCAACCGGACCTACAACAGTAGCAGCTACTAAAGCTTTTTCCTGTGTACTTACTTGGTTGTTTGCAGTTCCAGCAGTCAAAGCAGCTACAGCGGTTTTAGTTGCAGTAGTAACATTGTTCCAAAATAAATTTTCAATTTGAGACGAAATGTCCGAACCGTAATTTTGCATGATTAACCTTTCATACTCTGCCGACATTGTTTCCCATGCCCCAGGCTTCATGTCTCTTTTAAAACGTGAAAATCTTAGGTTATCTGGACAAAACTCGTCGTAAAACATAAATTTAACAGGTGTTACAACCGTATCAA